CTATTCGCTATAAGCTGATTCATAAAAGATATATATTCTTTTTGGATATCGTATTCTTTTATATGCTCAAGAAATTCCCTACCTGCTAGACCGTAATTTTGCTTTATAAAATTAACAGTTTCATTGCCTTTGTCGACTATCTTGCTAGTACATTCTATTTCAATTACCCTATTTCTAGTCCCACCACCACTATTATTATTAGTGCAAGGTTCTTCTCCAGTAAAAAGAAAATTGCAGTGCCAACGCTTTAATGACCTGTTGACATGTCCGTCCATTCTGCCCCTGTCTACTCCCTCAGTAATGGCCATTATCAAATTATCGTAATTGGTCCATCTGCTTTTTATTATCTGGAGTTCATCGCCTGCAAATGGGATATTGTAAAGAAATGAAGCGGTAGTCATCATAGAGTTTTGAGTCATATTCATGGTTCTAACTAATTTACCCATAGTAGGATTGCCCCATATGCTCATGGCAACCATTAAGCCAACTGTCTTACCGCTTCCAGTCCCTCCCCATAGATGGAAAACAAATGGCAAACTGTTAGTGATTTCTATAAGAGGACTTGAAAAGCTGCTTGCTAATTGCATGCGGAATAATTTATTTTTCCTTAGCTCTTTAACATAATCTATCCAATCTGATAATTCTCCTCTAGTGTCTAGAGCTTCAAATAAGTGCTTGTTTTCCTGCTCACCATCAAATATGCAAGTAGAATTATAAGGGATAAATTCTCCATCATGCCAACCTATTCTAGAAATAGAATCCTCTGGCTCTATATGGAATATGTTACAAGCTAGAAATTCACTAAGAAAAACTACTATAGACTTTGCGTTTTCTGATGTTACCATAATCCCCATATTTCTAAGCTTAACTATACTTCTGCTATTAGAAACTGTTTCGGCATCAACTATTAAGCTTTTAGTCTTGAATCTGTCAATAAATGTTACCTTGTTTTTTTCTTCTCCACTGTCTATATTGATATATCTAGCCTCTATAATTACTATCTGAGGGCATATCTGCTCAAACATTAAAGTAGTTTCATTAAATTTTAAAATGCCTTGATTCATATCTAGCTTATATCCACTAGGTATATTAAGAGCTGGTAAATCTAAAAGGTCTATCTTTTTAGTATCAGATAATCCCTCAGCGTGTTTTATAAACTCTTTCTTATGTTCCATATATCGTCTTTTGAATTCTGTAAAAGCTCCAGCAGTCCTGGAACGCTCTTCTAATTCCTTATATAAGGCTTGAGCCTTGATTTCTCCCTTTGAAAACATTTCCCTATATAAATTATCATCTGCGAATAAACTCTTGTTATCTGGCTTTTTAATGTCTTTGTCGGGCATTTCTATAATTTTCTGTATTAAGTCCAAGCATTACCACTCCTTTCGATACTGGCTATTATAGCATTTTTTTTCTTTATAAGTGCTTCAATATCTGAATTTATGGCTCCGGCATTGACAAAACTACATCCGCTTATCCTTATAGTTTCAAGGCTTGCTATTTCTTCATCAATATCTCTTAAAGTTTTTCTAATCTGTATATTTCTGCTTCTTGCACTCGCTTCTATGCTTCCAGCTTCAAACCCTGCCAATTCTCCAAGTAGTTGTAAAGCCTTTAAAAAATCAATGTTTTCATATTTCATCACAAAATCTATAACATTTATGCTATTGCCCATGCAGGACCAACAACGGATTAAGTCGCCTTTAATAGTCATGCTAGGATTAGTATCTGAATGAAACGGGCATAAAAATCTACCTCTTTTTTCCTCAATTCCGTAATATTCTAAAATATCTCTAGGTTTAATAGTTTCTAAAATTAAATCCCTATCCATTAAATCTCCCCCCAAAGCTTCATTAACGCGTATCTGATATACTGAGAAACGCTCATATTATTAGCGCTCGCCATTTCTTTCAACCTCTCGTGAAAACTCTTTTGCAAATACATATTAAATCTCATGTTATCGCCTCCTTTGATTAATAGTATACACACTTTATACACACATTACAAGTAAAAAAAAGAAGGTTTTACCCTTCTGTTTTATAAATTACCGTTTGCCTTGTATATCCTGTTCCTAGCATACCACATAGTTTGGAAAATGCCCTGTGAATCAACTATATCATAAACTATAGGTTCTTTTTTTCCTTCATAAACCCTTTCAATCCTCCCGACAGATTGTATTACTGTCGCTTTGTCTTTCTTAGGTGTAGCAAGTATTAAAGTATCTAAACAAGGTATGTCAAGTCCTTCCTTAGCAAGTCCATAACTAGCAAATAAAATCTTTTCTTCTCCATCTCTCATAGCTTGAATTATAGCTTCTCTTTCTGCTTTTCCTTTTTTACTAGTCATTTTTCCATGAATCATGGAACCTTCCCCAACTAGATTTTTAATATATTCCAATTGCTCGAGCCTATCAGATAATACTAAAATACTTCTCCCGTCTAAAGAAGCACCTGCGACTTTATCAGCTATGAACAAATTCCTTGCTTTATCCTCAGATAGCTTATTTAATAGCTTAGTGTAATTCAAATTACCATCATCTTTGTAGCAACTTTCAGATATTACAAAATCATTATAACTTAGCTTTTCAATCTTAGCTTTGCAAGTCTTAACAACTTTCTTATCAACCTCTACTAATATATCGCCCAATAGTGAAAACATAGCTATCTCAGTACCTTTCATACTTCTATAAGGTGTAGCAGTAAGCCCTATCTTGTGTCTAGCATTTAATTTGTTAATTACCTCGTAAAACATACCTACTTGCGTAATACTTCCAGTAACTCTATGACATTCATCAACGACAATAACATCAAATTGATTTTTTAAAAGCTCTAAATCTTGATTTCTCAATGTCTGTACAGTAGCAAAAGTAATATCATCTCCTAAATCACATTTCCCTGCCGTTACTTTTCCTAAATGTGCATTAATTAAATTATCTTTTGCTCTGGAATAGGATTGGTTTAAAAGGTCTATCGTGTGAGTAATCCATAAAGCTCTGAGTCCTAATCTTGCTATAAGCTCTATTGCTGTCTGAGTCTTACCGCTTCCAGCAGGCATCACTATAATCCCACTAAGCTCTTTTTCTAGTACATCATTTACAACCTTCTCTTGATAATCGTATAAATCTATACTAGAGTTAAAAACTCGCTTATGTTCTTTTATTCGCCTATCTTCATAATTAATTATAAAAATGCTAAAATGCTTAAATAACTTTTCTAAAATACCAACTGGCACGCATAAAAGATTATTGTCTTCTCTGTAAAGCTTTAATTCTTTAGGCGTATTCCAATTACTGAACCCCATCTTTTCATTCTGATAATACTGAGGATTCTCAATAGTAAGCCATCTTTTAATTTCATTAGCCTCTGCATATGCGTAATTGCTTATCTTGATTTCATTTTCTACAATAATATTCATATTACCCTCCTTAGATTAAAAGAGGAGCTATTGCCCCTCAACATTCCTTTTGTATCTTTTGTCAGCCCAGTAATAAACGTAAGCTGCTAACATACCGTTGACCATTGCCCCAACTAAAGATTCTTGATAAAAAGTACCTAGTCCGAATATAATCGTTATTGCTACCACTTGCCATTTGTGTACTAGATATTTCTTTTTAGGCTTCTCAGTTTTAGCTTTGCTTTCTCCAAACATATTAAAACCTATTATCAACATCGGAACAAGCCCTAAAACCCCTGTAAATAGTGTTACAACTACCGTTAAAAGTACAAATGTTATCTTATTCATTTTTCAATCCTCCTTAGATTATATCCCCTATTTTTATAGGGTTAATTCTTTGATATTCTTTTATACAATCTTCTCTTAACTGTTGCCTTGTAGGCGCTTGTTCTTGAGTGTATTCAAGCTCTATAGTTTGATGATTATTTTTTACTGTAAAAATAAAACGGCGTACAATTCTAATTTTCGCAAAATTTTTAATTATGTTTGTATTTTTTTCTACTAAAATAAACTCTAAGTCATCCATTTTCTAATCCTCCTTATATAATATAACGTCTTTTTTATCATATAGCTCAAAATGCAAATCGCACGTTGTCGTAAAAGATGTTTTCCCATCTGGATATACTTTTATTTTTTTTGTTACTTTACAAACTTCCTTGAAATGTCTTCTTACCAATCCATTGCTTGCACATAAAACTTTAGTATCTCGCTCTATTTTGTCCCAAAGTATTTCAAATTCACAATTATTAACAATAAAATCTAAAGAATATTCATCGGTTAGTTTTTTAAGTCCTAACCCTGTAGATGTTTCCTTGTATAAATCCCCGTCCTTGCAAATAACATTAAATCTGTTAACACCAAATGCTATCTTGTATCCTGTATTGATGTCTAAATTAATTTCCCAAAGTTTCATTTTTGAATCCTCCTAGTTTTTTTATAGTTTCCATTGCTAATTCATGCCCTTGCTCTTTCAACATATCCCCTGCCTCTGTAAACACCTTGTCAATCCTTTCAGCACTTATGCGATTGTTTCTCATCGCAACCGATAAAGTATCAATTAAAATGCTAAAAGCTACATCAAACTTATCTTGTGTTTTCTTTGCAACTACTTCCTCAATCTCTTCTGCGTGGATACCTATTCGTTCTAATCTTCTTCGCTCTGCTCTGTTCATTTTATCCCCCTTTATTTCGCATTTTGGTTATATTGCGATTTACATTTTTGCAAAAACAATTGAGTACAATAATACAAGAAGCATCCAAAACACAAATAAAGTACAGTCATGTTTCCAAATTCTATTATTTAAATCTTCAATCATTCTAAGACATTCTGTTATTGTGCCAAACTGTTCCTCTGGATTAATAATACTTTTATCAAGCAATCTAGCATATTTTTCTAGCAAATCTTCGTATGAAGTTTCATTTTCACTCATTTAAACACCTCTTCGCTTTCTCAACCATTGGTTATATTGTGAAACTTTATTGTTTATTTCATAAACTCTACAAACTCATCCCCTCTTGGAGAAAATTCTTTAACCATAGAACATACCAAACTAAAAGACATTCCCGAATGACCTTGTTTTTCTATCATGGCTTTAGCTTCTTCAAGAGTTCCGCTATTTAATGTTTTCACTATATCCAGACATGCTTCCAATTCCATACCTCTGTAAATGTCTCCGAGTCTTATAGGCACTATCTTTTCCCATAATCCCCATTTGTCTTCAGCAAGTACCTTCCTACCTTCTTTTACCCATAACTCTGTAAGTTCGGGGATTCGTTCTTCGTGTTCCATTCTTTCTTTCTCGTCTTTTTCTCGTATTTGCTTCATTGACTCATCGAACTCGGCTTTAGTTTTACCAGTAACGGATTTATATGCGTCATCTAATGTAACAGTGTCAGAATAAAGCATCACGCCATTAAACTCCGTTGATATCAATTTTCCTTCATTCTTATACTTCAGCAAGCCTTTTACAACCGAGTCAATGTTACAACCTATAACATCCATTTTTGTGTACTTTTTCATTTTAATTCCTCCATTTTTTATATTTTCGCATTTTCAACCTATTACGTAATTGTATTCGCCATATAAAAGAGTTAAAAAGCCCTTAATATAAATACACTATTAACCTTTTAACTCTCGCCTATGGTCATTTAAATGCTATCTACACATTCTACCACGTCTGTATCTTAAAGCCCTGTTATAGTTCTTTAGCTTTTCATCGTGAATATAGCCGTTTATCATTATCTCGATTTCTCTTTTCTTCCTTTTCTTTTGTCTTGTACCCTCTACAAGTCTTTTCACAAATTCATCTTTAGACATCATAGTGCTTTTACCTCGTTTAGTATGGCATTAAATGCACTTGCTACGATATCTTTTGAAGAGTTAAAGCCGTATTTATTTATGATTTCTTTTACTTGAGTTTCTTTGCCTTTACCCTCTGCATACAGTAACGCTAATTGCTTATCGCTTACCAATTTAGCACCTACTTGCTTAGGTTCTCCACTACTAGCACTTTTATATTCGCCTTTTGTCTTAGTCTGCTTAGCTGTGATATCGTCGCTATGCTCATTATCTGTATCTTCTCCAGAAAACAGGCAAAATGTCTTTTGAAGTAGTGCTTTATATGCGTATGTCATAGCTTTTCCACTTGCTTTGTCTTGAGTATCAACACCGTTTCCAATAGTTTCCAATATCTCAGATTCACCACTTTCGGCATCTACTATCTTGTAAGTTGCTTTGACTTGCGTCATTAGTCTAACAGATTCGCCTTTTGCTGTTGTGAAAGTGTCTACCATGTCTTTAGCTTCAATTTTAATCGGGAATAAGATTAGTTTGTGTTTCCTTAGTAATGGCTTTACTGCGTTTAAAACACTAGCCTCAGATATTGCCTTGTAACTATTAGAGCCAAAACCCACGCTCATGTTCTTTTCAATAGCTTCTGATTCTTCCATAACTTTGTACATCTTTTCATATAATCCCATTATCTTCCGCTCCTCCACATTAAATAGAAACTTAGTAAACATTGCAAACTGCATTGTGCAAAACCTATATTATCCATTTCTAACGCTCCCACACTGCCTAAGAGGAGCAATGCCCCTCCTAGTGCTAACGTAGGTCTTACAACCTGCTGCTTTCCCATTCTCTTTCTTCTCCTTCCTTGTCGGATTCCCAATTTAAATACTCTTTTTCTTCTAACTGTTCTTGTATCTCATTAATCTCGTCATAACATCTTTGGATATCGTTTATAATGTCCTCTTCGTACTCTGGCTGTTCTATAAGCTCTTGTTTTAATGATTCAATTTCATTTTCTAGCTCTTCGATGTTATCAAGCAGCTCTTGCTCGTATGCTTGTATGTCCATTATAATTCCCCCTTCTTAATTGGCTCCATAAGGCTAATTTCCTTCGCTAGCCTTTGAAGCATCTCTTCTACTTCATCATAAGCTTTTTTTAAATCATTTATTTCTCCCCTTAACTTCTTTGTTTCGGCCCACAAAGCCCTTGTTTCTAAAAGCATTTTTGTTGCGTCCATTTTTAATACCCCCATGAGTGCCCGTTTATATAGGCATTTGTATTTTTAGAAACCTTGTGATTTTTTACAAGGCTGTAAGAAATTGCCCTGCACCTTGCAATCGGCGCATTTGTGAAAATGTAAACTTGCCTAAAACTTCCTTTTGCTGTCCTCAAGGTGCCGTGGAAGCTAAGATTTTGACCTTTACCAAAATTTCTAGTAAAGGTAAATCCTTGCTTTTTATAAGCCAAGATAAGTTTCTTAGCCTGGTTAATGCTTACGTTTTTAAAATTTTTCATTTTAATTTCCTCCTCAGATTTTTATAATTTGTATTCTGTTACTATTATTAGTATATACTATAAGATATACTATGTCAACAACTTTTTAAAAAGTTTTACAAATATTTTTTAATATGTTATAATTGTATTAATCCTTAGATAATAGGCATGTCTGAATCAATCCCCCTTGATGGACCTCTGCCAAATAGAAAAACCACCCTAGCAGATAGAGTGGTTTTTTATTATTTATGCGTATTGATTATTTTATTTGCCGTTAACCCTTGAACTGCTGCTTCAATTATTGCTTCTAATTGCTCATCTGTTCCGTCAATTCCCATTTTTTTCAGCAAGTCGATTGCTTTTCTTTTCTTAAGTTCCCCAGGTATCCCACTCCATAATTTTTCTACGGCCTGTACTACAATTTCACCGTTTATAATCAGATTAGAGAGCATTTCTCTATCTGCGTATACATTTATAGCCTTAGCGATGTAAAACGTCGCTACGGTCAAAATAAGTGGTATAGCAAGGATAATTACTTGAAATGTTAATTCGCTCATTATTTATCCCCCTTTAGGGCCTCATAAATGTTGTTTAGGACTACCCAAACCTTCCAAGATGGCATATATCCGTCTAAATCTTGCAAATGTGATTCTGGACTGTTAATTATTTTGTTCTTAGCAAGATTTTCAATTGCCATTTTGCCATAGCTTTTTTCTTTTTCTGTAGCTTTCGCCATTTCTTCCACCCCTTTTATAATCGGCTTTTTCCCTTTGTCTAGTTGAAAATGTGGTTTGTCCTGCTTGGTCCAATAATACCCGGAATTTAATCCGATACTTTTCCCAACCTCTGCAATAGCTTTCCAGAATGATTCTGGAGCATTCCAAAGTAAATCCTTGTGAATAACATCAAATGCCCTTCTAGTAGTATGAAAGCTGTTTAACGTCCATGTTACCTTATTTCCTGGTCTAGTCCTGCCTTGTGCGTATAAATAATCCTGCCTCGCCTGTGCCCTGTAAGTTTCAAATATCCTAATAGGCAAACCTTTTTCCTTGCAAATTCTCATAAATTCGGTCACTGCCATTTGGGTGTCTTGGTCTAGTTCGGTTATATCATTGCAAACTTTTGTTATATCCATTTCTCACCTCCTAAACGCTATCCCTAAAATCTGTTACTACCTTTTCTTTTTCCTCAATTTTGCCTTGCTGATATCCTCGGACTATTTGGTCGCCGAAGTATCCACCTAGTATTACCATTACAGGCTGAGATAGCACCCTTAAAACCTCAATCTGCTCCATTGCAGGCACCACCATTATATAGATTGCCGATATTAAAAATACAATTGCAAAACTTAAAGCTAATATGTCGACAATGCTAAAACCCTCGGGATTACTCCATAGTGTTTTTCTCATGATTGCCCCCCGAACTTAGCTATTGCCCAAACTAACGCACCACCGCCTATCAATACTTTTACAGCCCACATTCCGACATCAAACATAGCTTTTTTGAATGGGTCCTCTCTCTCGTATAAAGCCTTTTCAATAGATTTTACACTTAGTTTCAATTCTCCTAATATGTCAAATATCATCTTAGTATCTCGCCTTTGTTCTGTTATTGAAGTTTCAACTGCTCTGAGCCTTCCCCATATACCATCTATATCTTTCTCTATCTTGTCTATTCTGCTATTATTACCGATTTGATAAGGACAATCTTTGCATTCTTCGCTCATCGCCTCCGCTCCTGTCTATAGAAATTAAGGGACAACAATTAAGCTGTCCCCCTTGATTCGCATTTTTAAACTATTGCGATTTAATAATATTGAGCAGTCTCAAATTTTCGGCAGTTAATTCTCGTATAATCTTATTTTGCTTTAAGATTACCTCTTCTTGACTATCTATCAAATCAAGGAGTTCCAGAATATCGCTCTCTTTAATCATAATCTAACCCTGTGTACTCTTTGAATTGCTCTTTTGTAATTCTCCCCATCTCAACTAAAAACCTGTACATTCTAATTTTCGCTTCAGACATATTATACACCTCCTAGCAATACGATTTCAGTTAAGTCGGCAAGTCTTTTTTTAAGTTCATCATTTTCCACTTCTTGTTTGCTTTTAGTAGCAAGTACAAACCAATACTCATCATTCATATTAACTATTTGTACTAGCTTCATATTTTCTTGCACTGATTCATTCGTACCATCCGAAATCGTTACAATTTCCAGATTGTCCGTAAACATACTCTCAGTTATTTCTGTTTTGGAAATAAAATTATTTCCATTGAGTTCTAAATCTTTAATTATTGTTCCGTCTTTAAGTGTGATTTTGTACATAATGTTCCTCCTTAAGATTTTTAAATAGTTCGTTCATATTTTCTCTTTGTTTCTTGCTCATGAGCTTGTACTGATTCTTAAACCATGATTTGTAATAGTTTATAAAATCAATATAACCAAACTTCTTTGCTAGCTTTTTCAGTTTTCTTCTCATTACTGTTAGTCTTTTAGGAGGAAGGACACCCTCTCCTTTCTCTGCTACAAACCAGCAAACCAGCAATTGCCTATTTAATTGTAGCATCGAAATCGGGACGCACTCCAAGAGCGCCAGAAGCATTGTTGTAGTTCGCATTACCGTTGTTGTTCACATTAGCGAAATTGGCAGCAGAATCAGAGAGTGCCCTTTTGAATTTATTGTCAGCTTTTCTCCAGCCTTTAAGTAAATCTATTTCTTTGTTAATCATGTCAGAAAACCGAGTGTATTTTTCAATATCTACAGGAAGAGTCTCAATCGTATATTGCAGTTCTTGCAGAAGTCTATAGCATTGACCTATTGCCTTATCTTGATATATCCTTCTTTCGTTTAATTCTTCTAGTATAGATGGGTATATGCTGTTTGCGGTAAAAATATATTCAGTAGCTTTTTTAATGCACTCCATTACAGTGTCTCTTTGATAAGCTACGAACCATTCCTCAAAACCATTGTTAATGCTTAGTTTTTTATTATAATGTTCTTTTTGTTTTTCATTGAGTTCTTCATAAGATTTACCGCCAAATAATTTTTCTAGTCTTTTTTTGGATTTATTTTGACTGTATCCAAAATCTCTCAGAAGTAAATCAGTTATTTCTTTTCTTAATTTATAGAAATTTTTAATTACCTCGAATTGAGACTCTTTTCTTTTCCCTTTAGGTACTGACATGTTGCCTCCTTGAATTTATTTTAATGTCTTATCTCGCCCCACAAGGGGGCTCGATTTAGGATATAGAGAAAGCGGGACGCACCCCAAGAGCGCTAGAAGCGGTGTTGCAGCTCGCACTACCGTTGCTGTTCACAAAAGCGAAAAGGGCAGCAGAAGCTACATCTCTTAGCCAGAAACTCTGTCTTGTATTTATCAGTTTTGGATTTAGGGCAAATAAAGGGAGCTGACTTTTACCAACGCCTATATTAAACCCACCACCAGACCCACCTAGATTACTATCCCCGAAAACGCTACATCCATATATCATTACCTCGTTCATGAGTTCTACGTTGCTATCAAACCAAGCAAATCCGCTTGCCTTGCCATCTACGGTAGCGTTGCACAAGGTTTGTCTGTGCGTTAAGACCTTACTTGGAAATGCAGCGTTAATTGTTGCCTTAGCTTGGTCTAAACCTGTCAAGTACATTTTAGAACCTGTGTAACCTCCTGTGGTTATGTTAGTATCATTCATTATATGCAAGTACAGCTGTGTGTCCGGGACTAATGTAATGTGATTTGTCGTCAAATCAACATCTCCAGTTCGTCTGTAGTAATTAAATGCTGCTATTCTATAGTTAACACCGCCTATAGTCCAGTAGTCTCCGATATACATATCTTCGAATGTTCCACTTGATACTGCTTGTTGTTGTGCTAGTGTGTAGGTGCTTCCTAGAGACTTACCTCTATATATGCTATTTCTAGCATCAGCATTAACGAAAAGTTCGTTGAATTGTGTTTGACTTACTTTCTGTGCCAATTGCGTATCAATATTCTCTATTACATCTCTAGTTTCGTCTAATGCCTCATAGGTGCCTTTCTGAAACCAATTCCACCATTTCGCAGGAGGCTTGTCCCCTGCAAGCCATCCAGCGTCCTTCTTAGCCTCTGGTGGTTCTATCGTATCACCGCCCCATCGTGGAATCAATTTAGTCCAAATTATAGCCATTTTACCAACCCCCTTCTATAGTGGAAAATCTGGGTCATTTTCTGGTTCATATAAATCCCCTAAAGTCCCACCGTTTACCATGTTTTCATCGGCGTATCCAGTATCAATATCAAAGCCTAAAGCATCACCGAAATATTCAAATGTTCCAAAAAACTCAACGTATTTAACACCTATTCCAGCTGCTGTTAGCTTTGCAACTATACGTCCTAATTGGCCTATAGTCATTCCAATCTCTGCAAGAGTAGTAAGAGGAATCTGTATTAAGGTTATAGTCTGCGGTTCTCCTGCAATTCCTTCTTCTATAACAATTTCAGCTGGGTCTACATTCAAAGCTAATGATAAAACCTCTATCATGTTATTATATGTCCCCGTAGCCTTATTCCTTGCTATCCTAGAGCCTATTAAAACACGGTAAACCTCGTCATTAACTTCCCCTCTAAATTGTAGCAAATCTTGTCCTATCTTGTCTAGTGCTACGCCTTCGGCTTGCTGTAAATCCTGCCAATCCTCTATACGCTTATACACTATCTTAATATCATCTAGTTCCTCACTTACTATCTGCATCAGCTTGTAAATGTTAGTTGATTTATAGTTCTGTGTTAATCTTTTCTTGATATCCTCTAAAATATTAGACAACTGATATCACCAACTTTGCTGGGTCTGTCTGTGCTACTTCGTCAAAATCAACAACTATATTTGATTTAGCAAAAGTAATATTATCTTTAGATATATCTAAGACTACATCGGCAACCCCTGCTACGTTGAAAATAACATCTATAAGCCTTGCATATACTATATCCTGCCCCATTGCTAATCCACTGTATATATTGCCTTGCGTATCAGTTCCACCAATGTATTCGGCTATCTTGTCTTTGATTAAATTAACCCCATTAACTGGAAAAGCTCCAGATTTAGTTATTGTAATATTAGCGTATAAATCGACCTCTGTTGCATAGTCAAAATTAATAGTATAAGATTGCCCGTTGCTTGCAACTGCTGTCCCTGTTTGTGTTCCGAAAGTCTTAACACCCCATGCTTTGTAGTTAAGGATTGTCTGTGCTACATCATTAGCAAGTCCACCTAAAACTATAGCCCTAAAGCCGATTACATCATTGTCAACATTCTTAACTTCTTCAATATTAGCCCCTCTTACTCCTACCGTTCTAAGCAGCGCAGCAATCAAGGCATCAATCGTTGAAGCTCCAGCGCTAGCAAAACTTAAAAAGTATCTAGTTTTAAGCTCCGCATCGGTTTCCACATTTCTTCCACCCTCTGCATCTGTTAGATTTACCGTACTTGATAACCCTGCTAAAGGATTTATAATCTGATTAATGTTGCCAGCAGGTATATTACTTTGCGTTCCACCTGCCAAAGCTCTAACCGTCAAATCAAGCGTTCCCGTTGTTATTTCTCCAGTTTCTATTGTTTCGAACAATATTTCGGTTTCTGTTCCCACAAGAAAGCCTATTGGAATAACGGTTCCGTTGTCGCCTGTAAATCTCTGCGTTGCTGTTGCTTTTTCTGCTCCTCTGCGAGTTACACCGCCTTTTCTTACTGCATAGTCAAGGCTATTGCCCTCAGATGTATCTACAAAAGCTGAATAATAAACATTCTCGGCTAGTTGCCATAATAGTGCAATAGACCATGCCAAAACTTGTATGAATATGCCTAGAGGACTTCTGTCAGTAAGATTGATATTTTCACCAAATAGGTTCCTGGCTCTAGTCTGCATATCTGCGACTATTTCGGCATACTGCTTCCTTTTAAATCCGTTGCTATCTAACATCTAAACGCTCACCTCCCCAGCTACTTGCTCATTGTCAATAGTGGCCGTAAATCTTATATCAACCGTTCTGTTTCTGTCATTTACCTCAACACTAACAGAATCAACGCTTGATATTCTTTCTTCTTGCAAGATACAAGATATTACTGCACTTTTGATATCGTCTATTGAGTAGCCTTTTTTCTTTATTATAGCATAATCAAGGCCATGCGTGGGACTTAAAAAGAATTCGCCTAGATTAGTAGTTAAGGCTCTGTCTACACATTGCAAAACCTCGTCAACACCGTCTATAAGCTCTATATTACCGTTTCCATCTATAACTATATCGTCATTTAAAATCTTAAAACTTATCAAGCTATCACCCCCACTAATACGCCCTCAGATAGTCCTTTATCTAAAAAACATACTAAAACTGTACTTCCAATCTTGCTAGAGTAGTTAGTTCCTTCAAATGTCCTTATTTTTTCAATCATAGGATACGACCTGCCCTCTTTAGTTCCTTGAGGTGTTACCGATACGGTAGAGCCATTTACAGCGTTAAGAGTGCATAGTTTTGACGTTTCTATCAATGCTATCTTGCTATCTGCTATCTTTTGAATTATTTCATCGGGCATCATAGCTCAACCACCTCCACCTCTGTTATGAAATTACTGTCATGTTTTCCTTTTGTTACTTTAACATTTCCGTTAAAACTCCTAGATTGTACTTGCAATAATGAATCTGTTGATAGTCTGTGGTTGAGCAAACACTGTATTTTCCAACCTGTTTTTCCGTCAATTTCTATTTTTTCTGGTGTACCTATTAAACCCGTATCTTTATTGAGTAAAAACCCTGTGGTAACGTTAAAAGATTCGTTTACTAAAAAAACTACTCCGTTTTTAATGTAAAATTTACTGTTTGTGTCTTTCGCTACCTGTTTTATGGCATTGTTTAAAGTAGTGTTAAATGAAATTCCGTTTGTGTATGTTATATTAGCCCCTAAAGATACTTTTCCTATTTCTAAACCAAAACTACCGAGAAGGTCATTAACTATGCTTAAAGCTGAAATATTCGCTTTGTAACTTCTCGTTACTGTTTGATTTAACCAAGATTCTATTCCATCCCCTACTAAAAGTTTTAATTCGTTGTCAATTTCATGTCTTACCACTTCAAAACTTCCAACTGTACCTACTGCTATACTTCCTATATCATCGCCATATCCTGCTGTTAATATAACGGGCAAGCCCTTTTTTATTAGAGCTTTTGTATCTTCGCTAGTGTTCCATATGCTTATTTCGTGGACGTTTGGCTCTGGGCTATTGCTGAATTCAACGCTAAAATCTATATCAATATTTTTATTGCTATATTCTTTGTTTCCTAATAACAATTTTACAACTTGATTATAAAGCATCTAAATCACCTGCCAAATACAAGAAAACTGTATTGCCTAATTCGTTGCATCCTGCCCTTGCTTGTTCGTCTGCAACATCTAACGCGATTATACCTCTAGGAACATTTAAATGATTATGAGCTGAAAACAATTCTCTTCCATAGAGTATCTTTTCACCGTTTAATATCTCGGTTTCTCCAATTAACAAATCTGTTGTGAAATAGTCGAATTCTGAGTTGTAACGGATTCTAAAAGTATATGTTACATTATCTATTTGCATGTCAAATTGATACGGGCATAGATTTTTATTAATGTCTATAATATTCACTATGCCACCCCCTTATATTTGTTAGCTACACTTGCAAAAGTTTGAGTATCAACTGGCTTAGGTGTTGGGATCTGTCTGCCTTGATTAGTGTTTTCTTTTGTTTGAGTTTGTACCTGTGCTGGCTGAGTCTGTGTCGCTGGGTCTTGTTTGCCAATTTCTACTATCTTAGCTGTTGCAAATCTCACTTCTTTAAGTCCAATCGTGAATTCAAAACCGTTTCTGATACCTACACTATGTGATGTATCAAGCTTTTCAATAACAACATTTGCGAATATATTTCTGCCTGTATAGGTTAATAATTCACCCGTTGTGCTATATTTTCTTAACTGTTGCAATTTCTGAAAAGCATCTGGTCCAGTAACAGCACCCGATATATTTAATATAGTGCTGTTTTTCTTTACATTGTCGATTATAGTTCCACCTTCTACGGGCTTCTCTGTTACTGAGTTGGAATAAGAGGGAGTTTCAGATATTACAAGTATTTCAACATTTCCTAATTTCATCTAAATCCCTCCTAATCTAAGCATCATTTTTTTATTTTGAGTTTCCAAAGCTCTTTCGACTTCTCTTCTTACGTTGTTTGCTAACTCTCTAGCATTTCCACCACTTCCGTTAATAGTTATATTAATGCTATTTGAAAAACTAGCACCACCACCCATCATTCTGGCTGTTTTTGGTGTGCTTGAAACTTTCGAACCTGTAGGTAGATTTACAAGCTCTGGACCTTCTTCCCCGACCATAGTAAGCCCGCCGCCCCAATAGTTAGTACCTCTTGCATTTCTTCCTATCTTTGCACTTCCACCACTTCCAGAAAGTTTAGAAAGTACATTTGAGGCGCCTCCAACTATCTTTGAAACTCCACCGAATACTTTATCAAAGGCACTGCCTATAAGGTCAAGTACTGGTTTTATCTTTTCGTATACTCCGCCGATAACTCTAACGAACAAATCTATTCCTTTTACTGCTATACTTATAACGCTTGAAACCACGTTGAAAGTACTTGAAATAATACTTTGTATAGTCGGCATGTTCTCCATTACCTTATTGAGTAATGCACCTATAATCGGCATTAAGTTAGATTGTATACTATTCCATAAGTTCATAACATTCGGAATTATATTCTGCATAGCTGTTACAAAAGCATCTTTAATCTGCAAAACATACGGAACAAAAGGTCTTAATTTCTCCATAACCTGCGAACCAATATTGCCGATTAATGCGAATCCTTTTTCTGCTAAATCTCTAGCGACTGGAATAGCTCCGTTGAATACTTGTAAGACTTTACTAGCTACTGGCAACAATGCTTGCCCCATCTCTGCCATGGTATCGTGTGCATTAGCTTTTAATGCCCTCATTTGGTTCGCGAAACTTCCACTAGTTCTTTCGGCATCGCCCATAGCATCTGCTGATTGCATTACTATTGCTTGATATCTTACTTGCATTTTTTCGGCTTCGCTTAATTCTTTCCAATTTTTATTAATCCCCATTTGGTTCATAGCTGCCGCCAGAGTATTCTCGTTTAAAACTGCCCCTAAACTCTTAGCTGATTCGGTTTCTCCCATAAGAGCTTTATTAAGCTTTTCCACTGCATCAGCGTCTTGTAAGTTGTTAAACGAAGCTAAATCAATCGCAAGAGTTGTCATCTGCTTTGATAGGTCTGCCCCTGCTTCTCTAGTCATTCCCATCCCTACAAACATATTCTGTGAATCTGCTAGATAGCCTTGTATTTCATATTTAGAACGTCCCATTGCTTTTGCTTGTTGCTCGCTCCATGCTGTTACGCTTCCTTGCATACCGTCAAATACTACGTCAAATTTACCTTGCATTTCCTCAACGTCTGAAGCTGTATTTATTAATTGTTTACCAAAATTAGCAACCGCGGCAACTGAAAAAGCCCCAGCAACGTATTTTGCCATTGTTTTAAATGCTGATGTGCCTTTTTTAGTTTGAGTTTCTATAGTATTGCCCATGTTTACAGTGCTGTCCTTAACCTTGTCGACCGCTGAATTCATGTCCATTACTGCTTTTGCATCGCCTTTAAAAGCAATATCAAAAGCAAGTTCTCTAAGTGCCATTTATTTTCCTCCCTTCTGTTGGGATTCGAGTAATTCAAAATATATATCAAGAGCTTTGTCGGCTTCTTCTATTTCGTCTATACTCATTGATTTTACTGTGTTGTAATCCATACCACCAGCGAATACTAACCGCCAAAACTTGAAATTATAACTAGCTTTTTCTTTGTGGTTTTCATTATCTGGGTATGTGCAGGGCTACTGCTTCTGCCATCAATTCCTCTAATTCGATAAATTCCTCAAAATCTTCTATTTTTCTTCTAGGATTAACAACCACGTGTTCAAGTAGTTCACGATAAAACTTTTCCTGTGATAGTTTCCCCTGTTGAGTTTCACTTCTTTCTCTTATTCTAATCCATTCTAAAGCATTTACTTGTTGTAAAATATACTCTGTATTTCCTAACACTACTGTTTTTTGTTTTGCCATAATTTCCTCCTAATTTTTATTTTAAAAAAGGGAGCATAAGCCCCCTATTGAATTGATAAATCATCGCAAAGTATCGTGAATTCTGCCACTGTAACCTCTTTACCCTTCTCTGGGAATATCGGCTTAGATACATAACCTTGTGTAGCAGAGCAATTTACCCCGCCCTCATTAAAATCTGTAACAGATATAGGAAACGGTTTCTTTGCGTTCGCTAGTCCGTTAAGATATGCAATTGATGGGCTTGATATTGCTAGTGGAATTGTGATAGTGCCTGTTTCGTCTGCTGATACTGCATTAGTTACAGTGCCATCTGCTCCAACGTAAGGCACGATATTATCCTCGTTACGTTCTGCTGATACTTTAGTACCTTCTCCAAATCCTGTTATATAAGTACCGTCTACCACAACGGTAACTTTACTTTGGTCATATAATGCCATGCTTTCTACCTCCTTGTTTTATAGTTCTTTATAACTACACTGTTAGCGTGCCGTAGATTGTGCCGGTTCTCAGAGCCCCTGCAAGTCTAGCTTCCCATCTCACGTAGTCATATTTACGGTTTGCTCTATCTGCTTGAGGGACTTCCTCAACTGGTAGGTAAGTGATTGTAAATTCTGGTATACCTGCATCGTCTATTGCTACTATACCTTGTCTAGCCGCAAGTTTTAATCTATTTGAGGCAACATCAACAAGTAGTGCCACACCTACATTAGTATACGGGATTTTAGGGCTGTTAAGTTTAAGTTGTGCAAGGTCCTCTTCCATACGAATCTTAATCCAGAATTCTCCAAGAATAACGTCAATCTTTTCTCCGCCTGCCATATCTCCGCCGTCAATTACCACGTTTCCAAACTTTTCAACTGCAACATTGATATGATTAGTTTTGAAAGTAGCGTATTCAGTAGCGTTGATAAGGCTTGATGTAATTCCACTGATTGCTTTACCATCTAGGTCAGTGCCACCTATTTCTTGCACTAGCATATAAGCAAGTGATTTTTCCATGATGTATTCTGTTGGGTGATACGCTATTGCTGTCTGGTTCGAAGCGTTCGTAATAGCCTTATTTTGACTTGTAACTGCATAAACCTTTTCTTGGGTATCAATCCAAGTTGCTAATGCTGCAATTGCTGCATCTGAATTATCAGTACATACAAGGCCAAACCAATCGTTATTCGTAATTATAGTTTCATTCAGCTTTGTTACTAGCTCACTAGGTACTGCTGTTAATTCTCCAACAATTGCTATAGTTTCAACCTTTTGCGAGAATAAAGCCTCTGCTATTTTGTAAGTGTCTGTAGTTACTAGAAAATCTACTGCCACCTCAGATATTTCATTGTATTCCTCGTATACGTGGTCTTGCTCGTTTGACAATATTAATATCTTCCCGAATCCACGCTGTGCTACTGCTGTAGTGAGTCTGGTTATGTTAACATTAAAATCTTTTTTAAAGCCCATTTATTCTACCTCCTCGATGTTAAATGTTATAATTTCTGGTGTAATACGCTCTATAGTGTCTAATGTTCGTATTCTTACGTCAAAACCTTCTCGTCTTTCGTATTGGTCAACCTCTAGCAAGTCCCTGTTTTGAATATTGCCAACTCCTACAACTATTATACCATTATCGCTTAGATATTGGTATCCTGCAAATCTAAAATAATCATGCACTTTTTTAATCAAATTCTTAGCTTCTAAACTGCTCAAACTGTAAGCATTAAAGCTAAAATTAACCTCGACATTGCTTGACAATGTTTCTTTTAAATCTACTAATTGCGGAACGTTTTGCAAATTTCCATCATCTAATGTTCGGATATAGTCTGATGTTATGGAAAATGCTACAAAAGGGTAAGGCGGTAAAGGTGTATTTTGTGGCTGGAATATTACAGGCTTATTAATATAAGCATATAATCCAGCAACTATCTTATTTCTAACATTTTCTATCATTCCGCCCTCCTTCTCATGTAGTAGATTCTAAGATTCTCGTCAAAATCTGCATAATCCTTGATTTTCTGTATAGTATAGTTAACATTGTTGTGTTTTATTTTCTGCCCTATATTGAATTCCTCATAGCAGTAGAGTTTTCTATCATCTGAGCTATACGTCCCGTTTTCTTCATACTGCAAGTCCTGTCCTGTGAGTGGGACTACTGCACCCTCAAATTCAACCTCAGTAATAGCACCGTCTACCCATATGCCTCCATTGGCATAGTCATAGTAGCCAGCCGTTTGAGATAGCTTATAGCAAGGCTTTTTACTATATTTCTTTACTAGACTTTTAAAATTATAAATTGTTATCACCTACTTTATTCGAAATGTGATAGATGAACGAAGTCTGCCCGTATCAATCAAAAGTGCTGAACTGCCCTTGCGTTCGATTGTAATCGGCTTTAGTGGTGGTCTTTTCATGTCTGTTAGGAATTCTTGTATCTTTGATACTGCAAAAGCTCCAATGGTATTTAAAGCTGTATCAACGCTTATTTCCTGCATTACTGCCCTAGTTATCATCTTGTCGCATAAGTCCGCTATATCTTTTTGATATTTGTCAAATCCTGCTCTTAGAAATGAACGTTCTGGGATGTTATTTTTATTGCTTCCAAATTCGTGTACGTTTGCGATTAAAACTATATCCCCACCAGCTTTTGAAAAAATCCCTACCTCGATTACTTTAGTTTCTATCTCTTTTAGTGTTCTCAGCAGCTTATCCGTATTATCCTTATCTGTTACTTTAATAGCCATTACAGAGCCTTCAATCGTTTATAAGGGCTTAACATGTCCCTTACTCTAAATGCTGTATCAGCCCCAAATGATTGGCTCATATCGGATAAGCTTTCAGCTGTTACCCCTGCTTTTTCAAAGATAGTATTTAAGTTATCAAGGACTAGGGCAAAATCTTCGGAATCGGTCAAATCTGGATTGTTGCAATATTTCTTACACCATGCTAGTAGTTTTTCTCTATCTGTCATGCAAGCTCACCTTCCGTCCATATTTCATTAAGCTGGATTACGTTTGAAGCTAAAGAACTATTTACAAATTGCAGGATATAAGTTGTGTTAGGTTTTAATTGCCAATATGTGTCCCCACCTGCTCCGCCTGTTCCACTTCTTGATTGCCCTAAATTTTCAGCACCAGGCAACCAAGCTTGAGCCACTTGCGTTCCTGCTACTGTAACCGTAGCTCCTCCGTTCATTACTATTTCGCTAGTAGGAGCATCTGCTCTATTCTGGCAATATGGAGTTATAGCTGTTCCTCCTGTAGCTGTAGCACCTTCAAAATACTTAAAATCTACTTTGTCAGCTGATGTTACAATAACACTAGGGTAAGCTCTGATAGCTTTATTGCCTGTCCTAAATGATATATTGTAAGTTTGCCCTGCCGCTACTGTGAATTTGTGAAATGCTTGAAATAATTGCCCATATTCAACACATTTATTTCTATGACTCGTTGATATTATTGCGTCTATATTATCCTGTACCGCCAAATCTGGAAAACCATGTCTTACGTAACGAGACATATTCTCACCTACTTCAATAATTCAATAAGAGTAGACTTGTTATCTCTGTCATTGTATTCTATGCCTTTTTTATCTAGTATCTCTTTCAGTTCTGCTCTTGTAAGTTCTTCGTAATCAACAACCTCAACTATTTCCTTTTTGGAAACTGTTTCTTGCTTAAGAGCTTGTTCTCGTCTGTATCTATTAAAAGCTGATAAGCCCATTTTATACCTCCTTAATTTTAAAAAAGGAAGGGATAAGTTCCCTCCCTTTCGGTTTTCTAGCCTATTTTGTGTTTAAATTGAACGATTCTGATATTTTTATTTTCATATACTCTAGTCCAGTTTGTAGCATCTTCGCACTCTGCGTTAGTAGGGAATTCTCCTGCTACTGACGCCTCGTTCCACTTAACCCCTCTAGGGTGCATAATGAAATGACGTCTATTGATTAAATACTCTTCTCCAGCTAGGCTATCTCTATCAGTTTCGGTAGGGACTGGCGCTTCGCCTTCGCCGTATCCAATAGCTCCTTCTCCAAATAGATAAGTGGTATATACTCCAGAGCTTACAGGCATTGAATCATCAACTATAACTCTCTTACCAAGATAAGTAGGGATGTTGTAAACTCCCTCAGAGTTAGGGATAAATTCAATTAGGTTTTGTTTTCTCATTGTCGCGAATACTAATGAGTGAACCATTACAGCTGTTAGTTTAGATTCTGCATCTCCTAGCTTATGAGCAGCATCTATAAAAGTCGAACCTGTAAAAGTATCCGCTCCTACAACTGCTGAAATATCATGTACATTACCAGACATTGACGCTGATAAAAATACACCTTTAAGAGTTGAAATTAAAAGAGCTTGCCATCTTCTAGCCCAGTATTCAGCCACAAGATTTCCTATTTGTGCCATCGGGTCGTCCCCACTTAGCGCCTTTGCTAAATCGTTAACTCCCCACGCTTTACCTCTTGCGTGTAGTCTTGCTATGTCTTTTGAAGCTGCTATATTTTGCGGTGTTAGTGCTGCCGCATCAGATAGAACCTCATCTGCTCCAGTTAAATCAGTCCAGAACGGCATTTGTAAAAGCGTTCCACCTGTTCTAGCTAGTGTGTCAAGTGCTGGGTCTGGTCTTATGATTCCAGATTGAAATAATGCTGATAGTTCTGCTGTTTTCTCCACCACATATGGGTTGAAAACATCAGGCACAATTACGTTTGATATCTTAGTTGCTGCCATTTATATTCCTCCTATTTACGAGCCGTAGCTCTTAATTGCTGTGCAAGGGCTGGATTATCTTGCATAATCTTGCCTTGTTCAGTTAAGTTAAATGTTTCTTTACTCCACGGATTATAAGTTCCAGTAGAGTCTCCTTTTTGGGGTGTCTTACCTTTTAGCCTTAATTCGATTTCAGATTGGATAGCTTCCTTCCACTCTTTCTCAAAGCTCTCAATATTAGCCATTGTGTTTTCCGCTGTATCTGATACAACGTACTTAACAAATCTTGTCGGTATTTTACGCTCGTCTAATATCTTAGTTGCTTCTAGTTCTAGTTTAGCTTTTTCAAATTCTAGCTTTTGCTTTTCAAACTCTTCTCTTTGCTGAGAAAATAAGCGTTCGGCTTTTTCCTTCTCTGATAGTTTTGCCAGTTCTTCGGCTTCCTTGCGTTCCTTTTCTATCTGCTCTTGCATCTCTGCTCTAAGCTTTTCTTCACGCTTTTTAATAGCCTCAGTAACCCTCTTGTCAGCTATCTTTTGAAGCTCTTCTTCCGTATAGGTTTTAGGTTCAGTTTTGTCCTCGTTAGACTCTGCCCCTTCACCGTCATTGAACAATTGCAAATCAAATTTAAATGTATCTTTGTTAGTTTTCATGTTATCCTCCTACCCTTAACAGTTGCTTTCGCCCCTGCAAGTGCGTTATTTAAGTACATTATACCACATTTTTCGTTTGTCAACAATTATTTTATTTTTTCCCAATAAAAAAAGGGCTTGTTAGCCCTTTATTGGTTCGCCTATTGTCATTCTAATTTGATTGCCGTCTGAGTTTTTTCTCCAAGTTCCAAGCTCTTCACTTTGTATAGTTTGCCCTAGCCTGCTAGAGTTAAGGCTTATAACCCAGTGGTCTTTGGGTTTACTTCCAGCTTTTACAATCGGCTTTGTGTAGTGCCAAGCCTTAAACGTTTCAATTTTCTTGTATCCTGCTGGATACAAAGTTTCTTGCATAAGGTAATGCGTGTAGTTGAATCTTGCCATTTCGTTTCCCCCTTAGATTTAGTTATTATTTGCTGTTAAGTTTTTGCTCTATCCATTTGATTGATACTATCCAAGTTGCCCCAGACCTTCGCAGGTATTCTCTAGGTATTACCTTGTTTGTGTTAACATAAGCTTTTAAAGTCCCTCTGCTGTAGCCTATAAGCTGTTCAGCCTCTGCAAGTGTTACGCCTACACCAAAAACTTTAATTTCGTTTAACATTTTTACTCCTCCTCTGCTAATTCTAATTCTACTACAAAATATCCCATTTCTTCATAATCTATGTCTTGAGGCTCCCAAGTTACTACTAGCTTAGTTTCTGCTGCTACTAATACTTCGTTCTCTTTCTCGCATCCTATTGCTCCAAGTACTTCTAGCTCTTTTTCGTTTTTGTAGTCTACGTGGTGCACTGGCACGTTGTAAGCTTTTAACAAATAGGCATACTGTCCATTTGTTTCTGGTGTGAATTCTCCACCTATACTCCAGCTTTCTGCTTTTCCTAAGTTGTCGTAAATGCTATCTTCTGTAAAATCTAGTTCGTAATTACTTGTGATAACTCTAGTTATAACTTCTTCTACTCCAGTTGTTTGTCTTGCTATTTCGTTCTTAGTCATTTTCGTTTCCTCCTTAGATTTTGTTTGTTTCTATACTCTTATTATAATACTAATTAGTTATTGTGTCAATACCTTTTGGAAACTTTTTTATTTTATTTTTAGCCGTATAAAATAATCCAAAATAAAAAGCATCTTCCGCATAGTATCTTTTATCTTTTTTCTTGTTAATACATTCTTACATTCTTGTTTGTGTTCACTCGTTGTTCAAACTGCTGTTCACTTTGCTGTTCACTTTTGCGTTTAACAAACCATGTAAGCACTTATACGGCTTGACTTAAGCCTTGTGTTTTGATGTTCAATTTGCTGTTCAAATTGATGTCCACTTTTTTGACTTTTTATTTTAGATTTTAGCCTGATTTTAGTCTGATTTTGTTAAAACTTTTTTACCTAGCAAGCGTTAAGTTCAGTATTTGAATTGTGTCAGTTTTAAACACAATGTAACTGTTTTGTAACTATTTTTACAATTTTTGGAATAAATGTGTGTTGTTTGTGTGTAGTTTTGTCTAACGTAAAATGCTTGTCTAACACCCATGTTAGACAGACTCAACCCATTGGTATTACTGGTGTTTAAGGCACTTTTTTTTCTTGTCTAACGTAAATGTGTAAAGGGGGTGTATATTTGACAAAAAATATTTAAAAAAATGATATATTTTTTTCTCACGTACTGAACCCTATAAATTACGTTAGACACGTTAGACAATTAAAATATATATACTTATAATATAGTTATATCAATAGGTTAACCTTGTCTAACATTTGTCTAACATGATACTTTTTTACGTTAGACAACGTTAGACTTTTTGTAAGTGGTTATTTCCAAAATAGAAAATACCACTTTTTAACTTATACTCAAATCTGAGTAAAACTATTAATTTTGTCTACAAGCCATTTAAAAGCGATTTAAGGCTATATAACGCTTTAGCAATATAAAACCATTAAGAATATATAAAATCTTCTCTAACCTCAAAATAACGCTACTGAGGACAATAAAAAAGCAAGTACAATAAGTACCTGCTTATTCAAACCTATATGACAATATGCATCTGCAATTAATGACATTTTGTGGACTACCACTTATGCGTGGTGCTGGTGTCTGCGTTCCATCTGAAAAAGTAAATAGTTCGTCATAGGGTATTTCTGTATCATTCAATATACGGTGAGAACTTCTCACTCTCTCATCGCCGCTAGTTTTCCAGCGCTTCCAAACTTTTATTTGTTGGGATACTTGATCCATAATATCAAGGCTTGCTTGCTGCATTACTCGGCCACTCTCGGTTCGGACTATCCTAGTAGGGTTAATAACATCACCCTCAAGGCTATCTTTTAATCTAGTTGCCATAGTCTTGTAGGTGTCTCCGTTGTATAATCCCTCTCTTACTGTACGCTCGACATTATATATAACATCTGCCCTATGTTTACCTAGCCGCTCAGCCCAATTAAGACCAGCCATTTCTTCATTAATCACTTTGTCAACATCAAGCTTTTTTAATATGCCATCGAAATTAATCCTAATATTAGCAAATTCGCCTAGTGGCTTTTTAATGATGCTTACAGCCTCGTTTGCATTAAAGGCATATATTTCCTTTAACGCCTTGTTTGTTTCTTGTCTATGGGCAATATAGAGTGCTCCTAGTGTAGTTGCAATTACCTTCTTGAGATTATCCATACGGTTATACTTATTCATCTCTTCTAGAGTTAATTTACCCTCACTGTCTGAGTATGATTCGTATAGCTTAGCAATTTCTTTTCTCATTTCGTCTAGTGCATTTTTATAGCCTTTTTTCATAAGCTTTTCATATTTCAATATAATCTTTTCTGTTTTGTCCTCCAACGTAAGAAACTCCTTGTCGATTTTCCTCACCTCCCTCATAAAGCCCACAGCAACCGTTTTCAGTACATTCTAGGTTATGCAATCCGCAAATATAAAATCGTTCCTCAGTATCTGAAATTTCTATACAGTGATAACAACTATTACATCTCTTCATCGCCCTGCTCAAGATTATCCAAATCCGTATAATCTTCCTTTTCTTTTTCTAAACGTTCGAGTTCTTCGGTAACGTCTGACACTTGAGGAATGTTTTGTAAAACTGTAATTTCAGATACTAAACCTTTAAGCATATTTGCGATTTGTACAGCTTCTAATTCATTAATCGGCTTATTTCTAGTAAATGTAATAGATATATCCCTAAAGTCAAAACTAGAACCTTTTGTATTTAAGAAGTTGCAAATAATCTCAAAACGTCTTTGCAATCCTTTTTTAAAGTTGGCCTCTTTGTCTGTAGCTTTGTTTTCAAGCCCCAAGAGCTTATAAGCCATGGCCACCCCACTAGCATTATTCCCAAACTGTTCGTCCGTCATATCTGGAGTCATAGAAAATTTATGAATATCTGATTTAAGCCTGTCCTTAACATTCTCAGACTCAGCATCATTTGACGGTTTAATCAAGAATGACGCTTGTCCGTTTTCATCTAGCAATAAAACACGCTTATTTTTCATATCAAGGATATCTTCCTGCTCTGTGCCTAGCATCCCTATTAAACATAAGTAAGCATCGCTAAAATAATCTAAATCATTAACTTTATTTGAGCAAGCCACGTCATAGGCATCTATAAGACTAAGAACCTTCTCAAAGTCCCCTAGTTGCTCTGTATTGTTGTTATATTCGATAACAGGCACTATCCCAAAATAGTGAGGTACTCTTTCAGTGATACCGTATGTTTTGCCATCGCTTTGGAACGTGATTATCTCGTCCTTTGTGTAAACCTCTGCATAGTCTATATTTGTATCTGTCAATATGTCGCTGATAGTATAATATCTAATAGCAAATGAAGGCTCTGGATTAACTGCTGTATCATATACCATTATGCAATCCTCTGCACCTAGTCTTGCAAGTCTGAGATTTCCATCTTCATCAGAGTATACAAGCTCATATGCCTTGCCCTTTATGCCCATTGACTTTGCCAACTCTTTGTTATGTGCATGTTCGTCATTGTAGTTTAATATGTCTTGTATAGCTTCTATTAGCTGTTCATCTGTACTAGCATATGATATCGGCTTACCAAAAGCATATCCGTTAATCATATCAACGATGTAGCCTGGGTAATTGGCAACTAACTTGTTGTTAGGCTTGCCTGCTTCCATTGCTCTATCTAGTATAGCTGATTTACCCTCGTAATAATCTTGTAATTTGTTAAAGTTCGGGATGTCCAAAACTTTGTGGTTGTCAATAAGTTTTATAATTAGCTCTTCAGATATCCCTAAATTAGTCTGTATCATTCTTTACCTCCTCCTATAATCCTAGTGCTGATTTATCAAGCGTTCTAATTTTGTTTTTATTGGTTACAGCTTCTCTAATAAGACTTGCTAAGCTGTCTGGTGCATCGTCATGCTCTGCATTTTCAGTATAATCTAATATTTGGGTGATGTAATCTTTGTCAGTTTCTTTAAGAAATACAATCCTACTCCAGTTGCTTTTTAAGTAGGTTGATATTTTAATGTATTTGTTCATTTTTTCGCTGTAAGGTTTTTTAGGCTGCTGTATTTTCTTGTTTAAATAACCTTTGTCAGCGTTGGTTTCATTGTATAGCGTGCCTGCTCTGTAGTGTTTTCGCATCTGCTCAAATCCTTCTAAACAATCGTCAACGTGTTTATTTTTAAGCTCGCCGTATACATATATATTGCCGTCTGTATGTTCTTTTAAAATTGTAAATGCCGTCCCATCTGCTCCACCGTATGAAGCGTCTATATGGCAAACCCCGTCATAGATTAAATGGCTATTAGTCCCATCGTCTACCCTGCAATCTCTAAACATAGCATCTGAATCGGCGATGTGCTTTAATTCGTAGTTGGCAGCAAATAAAGAAGCTGTCATACTGTCTCTAATGCCTTGTAAAGCCTTGTCAGATATCAAACCTGTAGAGTAACAATCAAACTTTTGTATATTTGGCATCAGTTTAAAAGCATCCTCTTTGTGCCATGGCGTGCCAGTATTTATTATTCTGCCACCTCTGTTTTTAATGTTCTGTAGCTCTTGATAAACCATCTTGGTTCGCTCTCTGTGAGCCTTTGATATCCTGTCATCTACGTTGATTATATCATCTGTGATTATCAAATCCCCGTGTTTACCTGTCATGCTTGATTTAGAGCCTATACCGATTAACTGGGGGCTACCCTTTGTTGATTGTTTTAAATTAGTGTCTATCTCATAAGCTGATTCTTTAGTTAATTCACAAGGCATATTCCACAAAGCATATGATAGCTCTTGAAATGATTCAGTTTTTAAAAGCTTTGCAACTTGTACAATAATCTCTTTCACGTCATCGTCTGATTTTCTTATGAACATAATAGTAATTGGCGGCTTAATAACTATAAGTAAGGCTATTGCAATTGATAAGCAAGTAGTTTTATAGCTTCCTCTGTGAGACTGTAATGTAATATCATCTTTGCTGAATAAAAAGAGCTTTAACCATTCATTATGGATATCTGTTAATAGCTCGAAACCATTTTCAAGCCCAAAAGCTACAGGCTTATTTTTAACTAAGTCCAAATAAAGTTTAGTCTTTTTATCAAGCGTCATCTTCATCACTCAGATATTTTTCTATTAGCTTAGACTTGACATTTAAATCTATGTTACCACTATGCTCTATATCTTGCTTATCCCTCCACTGCCTAGGCTGTCTATTCTTTAGCCATGCCATAGCTGCCCCTGTATCTGGAGCTATCTTTTCTATAACAGGCACGATTACAGGCTCGCCTTGGAACTGAAAAACTTTAACTATTTCTTGCTCATATCCTGTTGCTCTCTTATGCAGTGAATCAGCTACTTCCATGTCTGCTACTATCTTCCCTCTTTTAAGGGACTCTAAAAACTTTGGTTCGTTTTGTTTCCAATTATTGATAGTTGACTCTTGCACTTCAAAGAAATCAGCTAACTCTTTGTCTGTTGCTCCTAGCTTACATAACTTCTCTACTTGTATACAGTATTCTTCTTTAAATTTCGTAGGTCTGCCACCTTTGTTTTTTTCTTTAATATCGTTCATAACTGCCTCCCTTCTACCCCTTATTATACCACATTTTCAAATAAAATACTTGACAAAATTAAAAAGGGCAAAATGCCCTTTAAATTAATTATCCTCACATTTTCTAGCTTTTCTTAAAATATCTAATGCGTGCTTGTTCCAGTTCATTTCTTCTAAAAACTGTTCGTCTGTTTTGTAACCTTCTAAATACTGAATTACTGATGAAGCTCTTGACTGGCTATTTACAAATATTAAAGGCTCACCGTCTTTTAATATCAGCCTTTTAGATGGGCAATCAATACCCACTACTTTCTTAATACTAAATATCATTTCTTAACCCCCTTGCTAATGTTAATGTACTTCTCTTTTCTAGTTTCCACAAGTCCACTATACTCTTCCTCACCTATTAATCTAACAGCTGCTTTCTTAAAATATCGGCTTCTAGGCTGTAATCCTCTGTTAATAAGGTCAACACATTTCCTTGCTCCACTCTCATTATAAAAATGACTGTGGCTTTCATATTCTCTTTCATTATTGATTACAATATATCCTTCTTTAGTCCTGCCTAATGTGAACTGTCCTATATTGTCAATAATTTTCATAATCTCCTCCTAGTAAAAATAATCATGTACCCCTATAGTCTCATAATAGCTGAGATTCCTCTTAGCCCACGAATTAAGACCCTTTACATTAAAGTATAATACTTTATCCGATATAATCCATTTACCCTTTAAAACCTCATTTACTGCCTTTCTAGTGCTCTCTGTTACCTTTACTGTCTTGTATCTGCCATCTGCAATTACTGAAAACTGTTTCTTTTGCATTACCACCTTTTTAATTGTGTTTGGAAAACTAGCTGAATTTACTCTGTTGCAAATGACATTAGTTACTGCAAGTTTGCTTTCAAATGTATCTCCAGTAGTTTCTGCTTCCACTACCTTGTAAAGCAATTCTCTTTCAGCATTTGTTACCCCATACGAGCCATTTAAAAGCCCGTACAGGATAGTTAAGATTAATGCAATACTATTTATCCTCTTGATATAATCGCCTCCCTATTCGGCTAATAAATCAGCTATCAATGTAGGCTCTTCATCTTCCCACTTCACCATTTTAAATAAATGCTTGTACAAATTGAAATTTTCGCCAAACCCATCAAGCACATACCAACTGCAACCTCTTTTAAAAGGTCTGTTTTCAAATAACCATAATTCTCCGTCTTCGTCTCTTGTTATATAATTCGAATCCCTATAAAGATTCTCAAGCATAACCCTCTCTACCTCAGAAAGCTCTGGCTTGCGCTCCCAAATTAGCTTACAAGCTGTATCCATTCTTTCTGCTAAATAGGGAAACCCCATATGAAATACAATTTCGTATACTTTGTGTATATCAAATTCTGCACCGCATCCACCGTCTACATGCTTTAAATCATTTTTATAACTTTTTAGACACATGAATCCATTTCCGTCAATGTCTGGCAAGAAATCACCTGCTACTAATAACCTAGAACCCTCTCTTAATTCTACAATATGTTTTCCACTAACTAAATCACTTTTTTTCATTTTGCTCCTCCTTAGATATTATATAACCACCACTTTTACTAAGCCTTGCAGCTTCCGTTTTACTTAACGGCTTAACCTCGCTTGCCTCTAATATGTCCCAACCTTGGCTAACTCTTCTAACAAATGTTTCATAAGTTATCCCGTTGGATTCAGCTTTTTCTACTATCTCTCTTGGATACTTTAAATGACTTTTCTTAACGTGCCTAGTTGGTGGAGCTGTTATAGCTTTTTCTACTTCCCACCCACGCTTCAATCTGTTTCTAAACGTGTTAAGCGATATCCCCCTTGCATGTAGCTCTGCTCTTACTTCATCTGTTAAAATAGCTTGTAAATCCCTCCTAGACTGTAACGGCTCGTTTAAAGCTCGTTCTTTGTTCCATCCTAGCGTGTAGACTCTAGCATATAAAGTCTTTTCGCTTATACCGTTTTTCTTTGCTTTTTTCATAATCCTCAGGCAATAAATAAACCAATCATCTCATCTCCTTATTTAACGTTAAAACAACTCTTTTGTAAGTGCAATCATTTTTCTTTGCTATCTCGTGTAAGTCAATTCCATTTCTGTAGTCTGTAAATATGTTCTTTTCAAGCTCTCTAATCTCGTCGGATTCAGCTTTTAACCTCTTAGCCATTCTTTCAATTGCCTCTTTGTCATTTATCATTTACATTCCTCCTTAACCTTTTCTCTAGTATATACTAATATATTGCATATGTCAATAAAAAAAAAAGAGAAGAAATTAATCTTCTCTCGTAATTTGGTTATATTGCGATACTAAATGCCTCTTTTTTCCATTTCTTTTAGACATAATTTACAATTAACTTCCCTAGGGTCATGTCTAACATTTTTTCTCTGATATCCACATATAGTTCCCCTGTAACCCATTAACTTGTTCCCATCCGATTTAGGTATTTTGGAGTCATTTTCATGCCAATATAGGTGTGTCTTAGGAGGTTTTTTCATTACTCTTCCTCGCTTTCTTTCCCAGTTTCAAGGTTATATTTAATAATTTTCATAAATTTCCCGAAACTAGGGCTATTATTAGTTTCTACTAGCCAATCAATTAAAACTTTATTTAATCTCTCTTCTAATAATTCTTCCTGTTCTTTCTTGAGTCCATCAAGCCAACCTTCGCAACATTCTCCACATTCTTCGTATGCTTGTTCTCGTATGCTGTCTATTAAATAATCAGCATAAACTATAGGTTTATAAGGCTCTACTTCCCCTATAAAGACATGATTCTCTGCTATTTCTCTATCTTCTTTTTCCCATTTGGCTTCTTCTATGCAATCCTCAATCGTTGGACAAGAGTTTTGCCAAACTTCATCATGTTTATCAAAGTTCCAAAAGTATTTATTCATAAATTTTCCTCCTTCTCAATATCAACCTATTGCGAATTATAATTAAACTCGCTATCCTGCACCATACACGCTACTATATCAGCACATTCTTTTTCAGACTTGCAACCTTTAGCCCAAGCAAGCCTTATTTCTCTTTCAAGCTCTTTTAATTCTTCTTTTGAACAATGTTTAATTTTATCTGCTAGTTCTTCAAGGCTCATCTTATAACCTCCATAATGCTCTTACAAGCTATTTCAATAGTAGCTAATTTCTGCAAGATATCGTTATTCCCTTTGTTTATCTGCTCGTCTATATATTTAGGCAACAAATCGAAATGATGTAAAAAATCTTCTCTTGTCCCTTCGTCAAATTCATTAATATAAGCTCTCTGTCTTATCATGTAAGATATAAAAGACATAAAATCGGCTTTGCTGTTGTGCTTAGCAACTAATAATTCATAGAATTTATTCATATTATCTGCCCTCATATTTCCCGCAACTCTCATGCTCTGGACAATATCCGAACTCCTTGCCCTTGCAATCCAAATCGCTAAATATCATGCCAACCAGTCCGTTTTGCTCACTTAATAGCTGAGTTAACGTCTGACTCATCTTTCTTATTTCCTCAGAAGCTCTAACACAATTTCTAAGCATTAGAAACTCATACATAGCTTGTATATTACCACTCATTACCAAATCAGTGGTAGACATTAACGGTAAAAATAGCTTTGCTGTATCCTCTTTTCCATAGCCTTTTTCTATTCTTCGCCACTTATCATATAGCTCCATAACTTTATTGAAATCTCTTTCAAACATTTCGTCATGGTCATATTCGCTGCTTTCTATCCACTCTGGCATAAAAAACGTAGTATCTTTAAAATCGCAGTATCTTGTACTTTTAACCGTCAAGTTAATGTGTGGATGTCTTGAAAGCTGTCTTAGTGCATCTTGGGATATTCCCTCTACTAAAAAGCTAATGTTGCTGTGCCTTGCTATGCTCCTATGTCCTGCCTTCCATACTCTATAAGCTAGCTTATCAAGGTCTTTAGCCTTGCTTTGATATGGCATTACCGCAGCTTGTCTTATTGATTCTACCCCAGAAATTTCTAATAGTTTTATTTGCATTTTAATCCTCCTACATATCTTCTCGCATCATTTTCAAAAAAAACAACATATACTAATTTATTTTCATACATCTTAATTTCTATTTTATTTACTGTCTCCAATTTGTTTTCAGCAAGAATTTTTATTTCTTCCATTGTCAAATCTTGGTTTCTCCAAACTTTACCTAATATTTTGTTTATTTCTTGCATTTGCTTTCCTCCTCTAATTTATCAAGATATTCTTTTGCTAATTGAATACAAGCCGAAAGTGGCAATGCTTCTTCAAAATACAGCTGTTCAACATAATCAAGAGCTTTATTAAGCATTTCTTTATTTTCCATCGCCTTCCCCTTCCATATTCTCTAAGATATAAGCTAGATTACAAGCTATATGGTCTATATGCCTAAGTCCAGATTCTTCATCCTTGCTATAACGGTCTTTGATGTACTCCATCAAGTGCCTAACAAGTGCATTTTCCCATCTCTCAATACTTACTTTCTTCCAGTTATCTTTGTCTTTGTATTTCAGAATCCCGTACTCTCTAACTCTAACTACTGAACGGTTTATAGCTGGTAACATCAGCATCATTTGAAGCTTACCGTAATCAGCTTTTACTTCTTGGTGGCAACTTTGAAGCGTATTCATTCGCTGACTCTCATGTAATATTGATGAAATATGCTCTATGGTTCTATCTTCCACTAGTCCACCTCTTTTTCATTTATTAGCTTACCTTTTCGGCATAAACTAGCTAAAATTATACCTTCATAAGCAAGGCTTATAGCATAGTATTCTAGCATTTCTAATTGGTGCTTAATAGGTCTATCTGCTTTTGTAAGTTCCCATAAATAGTCATAGCTCTGGTCTATGTCCTCGAGAACGTCAGAAATCCACTCTCTAGTTCTTCTTATTGTCCCAGATACTTCAATGGCATTTTTGAAATATCCACAATCTTTTATACTTTCCATCATTTCAACTGTAACCAAATCGCTTATCTTTGGTATCATCTTTGATTCTTCCATAGTTTACCCCTTTTCAACTATTATTTTAGTTCCTTCTCGGTGTATCATCAGCGGTGTCCCTGTGTCAATTTTAAGCTCCTTACATATCTCACTTGGAATAGCAACGGTTATAGTGTACCCGCTTTGTTTTTGAGCTTTTCTTAAATGCTTTATTTTTTCCATTTATTCACCTCCTTCACAATATGGTTATATTGCGATATTACTCTATATATTCTTTGCCTATTTCTTCGTATCCAGGCTTAATAATATTTGCTATTTCGTGTATCAAGTTATAGAAATTGCGTGATTTCATATCTGAAAAGTAATGAGCATTATTAATCTCTCTCCATATTTTCCTTAGTTTATCTTCCATTTCCAGCGATTCAGAAGCTAACTTTTCTAGCTTTTTAAATTCTTCAATAGTCATAGTAACTTTATTTTTTTTCTTATCAAGTTCTATAAGATTTACCTTTAATTCCATTATTTGCCCTCACTTTCTCAACCTTTGGTTATATTGCGTTATTCTTCCTCGTTTTCTATTCTCTCTGCTACAGCTTTAACGAGTTCTGCGAAACCTGCCCAGATTCCAGTAGGTACATATTCGCCATCCTTGCAGAAGCTATCGCAAGTATCTGTTTCCTCGTGATATTCAAAAAGTTCTAAGCAATTTATAATTTCAGCATGTTCCCTTTTAGGCTTGTACCAATAACAATTCTTGCAAATTTTTTCCATTATCTATCCTCGCTTTCTCAACCTATTGCGTTTTAAAACGGAATTGACTCTCCATCGTCCAAAGCTCTAAAACCATCTGGGTCAAAAGTTTCTACATCATCTTTTTTCTTTTGCTCTTTATTGGCAAATTCTAAATCGAATATAGTAACATTTGTATAATATTTGCCATCTTTTCCCTTATCTTGGAATATCTGCCCCGACAAAATATTAATAGTGTCATTCTGGCTTACATTCTCTTGCTGTGCTTTTCCAACTAATATCGCATTCCATGTACAATTAGTGTAATTGCCATCTTTGTCTTTCTTGCTATCGCCTAGCTTCACCTTACTGTAATTACCTTTATCCTCAATTTCCCAAACCTTGTGAAATTTACTGTTTTGTATTTGCATTATTCAGCCTCCATTACTCTAATTATAATTTGCTCGCCATCATTGTGAAACCTTTGAACTAACCCTGTTACATACTTTCTGTTATCCTCGTGTATCAGATATCCCTTCATACCGTCAACAATTAGTTTTGAAAGATAGCCGTGATTGTCTATGTCTAGCTTTGAATTGTAAGCTATATCAATTATAACAGGCACATCAAAGATTCTTTTTGGCACTTGCGTAACTAGTGATTCATGCACTAGATTGTGCCACTTATCAGCTTTCTTTTTTCTTATTGCCCAATGACTGCCAGCGTAAAGCTTGTTTAGTCCTTCATTACCCGTAACTTTATACGGGATTCTAAATTCTACCATGTAATACCCCCTTTAAAATCGTTTCTATAGCGTCTATTTTACGTTTTAAGCCACGTTAATTCCTTATTAATGGTTTTATACCTCTAATGATACTTGTCCATCTAAAACCCCAATTTTAAAGCCATCTTTTATTTCCTGCTCAGTAGGACATTCCCCCTTCTGTTTTATTAATATGATTAAAAGCTCTAAATCAATACTCATGCGTTTTAATTTTAGTTCTGCTTCTTGCAATTTTAGCTCTGATATTGCTTTTCCTGTTTCCTTTAAGCTATCAAACCACCTCCAAGCCTTGTTAAATTCTGCTAGTTTAGAGTTATACTCTTGTTTTAATTGTTCCATAGCGTACCCCCTTATTAATTTATATTAATAGTATATCATAGAATATATGATTAGTATATACTTTTTTAATATTTTTTTAATAAAAATATAATTTCCAAAAAGTCTAACGCAAAAGTGTTGTCTAACATGGACGTTAGACAAGCGGAACTATTGAAATCATTAAGGTTTGAGCCTATTTTTTACTTTGTCTAACGTAAATGTGTAAAGGGTGTGCGTATTTATAGAAAAAAATATTAAAAAAAAATAGTTTTTTTCTCTCGCGTACCGTACCCTTAAAATACGTTAGACACGTTAGACATGTTAGACAAGTATAAATATATATAATAAGAATATAGTTATATCAATACTTATAAGGTTTACACTTACAAAAAAAATTGTCTAACATCATAAAATTTCATGTTAGACAACGTTAGACTTTTTGGAGTTTTTTGTATTAAAATGGTATTTCTTCAATCATTTCTATTTCATTCATGCAAGCTTGTTCTTCAATTGTATCAAAATTGAGTTTATAACAGTTTGCTTTTTTACCATTAATTCTTGTATTGTGTACATTTCTACCTTGAGTATTTGGCAAAAGCCATCCACGTTCCTTCCATTTTCCAGCTACTGAATCAAAAGAAAAACCGTTAGAATGAAGTGCATCTTTTAAAGCTGTATTAACAACATATACTAAGTTTTCGTTTTTACTATCAATTCTACCGTATATTTGCTTACTAGCAGCTAGATTTTCAGTTTCTCCGCTAAAACATTGCTGATTAATGGTAAACCAATCCGTAATAAAATTAAATGCCCTAATAGATACATCAACATCTGCATCATCCTTTAGGTATTCGACAACGTCAGCTATTTTAAGTGGTTCATCGTTAAACATCTTCTCAGATGTAATTTTATCAGCTAATAAAATAAGAGCCAAGCTCATGGCTTGCTTTTCTGTGGTTTTGCTATTCGCTATAAGCTGATTCATAAAAGATATATATTCTTTTTGGATATCGTATTCTTTTATATGCTCAAGAAATTCCCTACCTGCTAGACCGTAATTTTGCTTTATAAAATTAACAGTTTCATTGCCTTTGTCGACTATC